AATAAATATTAATGTACCCTATTTAGGAATAATTTTCACAGGATTTTTAATTTCTAGAGGATCAAATTTTATGCATGATTTAATTTCTAGCACAACTATAATGAAAGAAAATATAAAAAAGTAAAAGCATATAAAAATTTAATTTGTACACTCTATAATTAGAAAGGGGTGTATTAAATTATGCATAGAGAAGATAAAAAAGAAGCAAAGAGAATGAAAAAAAGTGAAAAGCCAGAAAAAATACAGGTAGATGAAATGAAAAAACATTCATCTAAAGGTGCCATAAAATTAACTGAATAAAATAATAAAGATATGTTTTATTAAAGTAAATATATAGTTTATTATGGGTGCACTATTTATAGTACACTCATATTTTATGTTTATAGCTTATTTATAAAGAATTAAATTATAAATAAATTTGTAATTATTTAAATAAATATAAAAAAATCGATTTAAAACGATATGTATTTTTCTCTTAGATTGAAAATATGAATAAAAATAATTTAAAATAAAAAACTATAAGAGAAAGGAGAGGATTAAAATGTATTCTAATAGTTATAAAGGAGAAAAACATAAAAAATCAAAAGAATTAGATGGGCATAGGCCACAATATGATGCAGATAATAGAGAAAAAAAGGCGCCTTCTAAATATGAGAATTTTAAAGGAGAACCTATAGAATAAATATAAATAAATTTTTTAAACTATAAAATTAAAGGATATTTTGAAAATATATGATTTAAAAGAAAATAATACAAAAAATTCATTTAATTCACTAGAGTAATATCAAAAAAATAACACAAACTTATATTACAAACTTAATTAAGTTTGTAATATTTTTAAAGATAAAAGGAGGACGATTAAAATGGCAAACAGAAGTTCAAATCAATTAGTAGTACCAGAAGCTAAACAAGGATTAAAAAATTTAAAAATGGAAGTTGCTAACGAAGTAGGTTTATCAAACTACGATACTGTTGATAAAGGAAACTTAACAGCAAGACAAAACGGCTATGTTGGTGGCGGAATGACAAAGAAAATGGTAGAAGCATACGAAAATAGCTTAAAATAGTAATTGAGTTAATTAAATTAAAATATAAAGCTTGTTAATTAAAACAGCTTAAGAGATTAGATATATTTATATGTATCTAATCTCTTTTGAATTTATGGATAATATATTATGCATTTATAGAGTAGTTATAATTAAACAGTTATATAGTAATACCAATTAATTATCAAAAATTAATTGATTTGTTGACTAAAAGGTAATAATATGTTATTATTATAACGTTAAATCATTCTTGCCGGAGTGGTGGAATTGGCAGACGCAACGGATTCAAAATCCGTCGAGGGTAACTTCGTGCGGGTTCGACTCCCGCCTTCGGCACCAATATAAATATGCTTAAAGACTTTGGATTAGATTTCCAAGGTCTTTTGTTTTATGTTAGTATAATTATTAAAACAAAATAGCATTTATTTAATAATACATTATATTTTTTACATTATACATCAACTTCCTGAATTAATTTTATTTTATCTTCGGCGAATTTTTCAGAAGAAGTTTTTTCTTTATTCAGTGTAAAGGTATCTTTTTTCTCATATATTATTTCCCCATCTTTTTTTATACTTAATACCCCACTAAAATTAAACATAAATTAAGACCCCTTTCCCAAATCGAACATGTGTTCAAGTATATTTTAATATGTTTTAATAAAATTTGCAAATTTTTTAATTAAATTACTTTATGTGAAAATTATTACATATTTATTCTGAAAATGTAATTGTCTGCATACAGAATTTAAGGACAAGTATTTACTTTTTTAGACAAAATAAAAAGCTAACAAACATATATGAGTTACATGTAGTTATAAACATAACATCATGAAATCTCTATATATTTGTTAGCTTTACATATCTGCATTTTAATCTCAGATAATTAATTTTTAGTGTATTTTATTTATTTGGATTGAAATCAAAGCCAGCTTCTTTTAATTTTCTAGATAAATCAGCTTCTTTTTCTAACTCTTTATTTCTTTCCTCTAGCTCTTTAATATAATTTATCATTTGTTCTCTGGTTATTCCATTTGGAAATATGTTCTTATCTAATTCAAATTCATAATTATTCCCATTTATATTAGCTTTAGAAATTATACCATTTCTATTTTCAGATCTTCCTAAAATATAATCTACGGAGCAATTAAAGAAGTCAGCTAACTTAGATAAGGTAAGAGTATCAGGAATTCTGTTACCATTTTCCCAATTAGAAACTGTTTGTTTTGATACATTTAGAAATTTTGCCAATTCAGTTTGATTTAAATCTTTTCTTAATCTTTCACATTTCAACCTATCTTTTATTTCTGCCAACTTTTTCACCCCTTTATTTATACTATATTATAAACCATATGTTGACTTTTTAAAACTGATGTAAACTATAAGAATATTTTTTGGGGAAAATGATAAAATACAGTTGAAAGTATTCTTAATGTTGACTATAATAAAAATATAAATAGTATTCGTATAGTTTACTTAAAAGCAGCTATTAAGGGGGTGAGTTTTATGGCAACAGCAAGAAAACTAAAAGCTTATAGATGCTTAAAAGGTGCAAAACAAGAGAATATAGCAAGACTAATAGGAGTAGCTCTAAATACTTATAATTTTAAGGAAAATGGCAAAAAACCTTTTACTTTAAATGAGGCCAAAATTATATCGGATTTTTTTAATACTACCATAGATGAACTTTTTTTAAAAAGAAATAGTAAACTTTAAGAATACTTGAAAATTTATAGTTTAATATTAAGAGGAATAAATCCTAAGGAGGAGTCCTCAAGTGGCAGTAATAAAAACAAAAGAATATAGAATCATGAGAAACTTATCTATTTCAAAATTGAGTTGCAAAAGTAAAATAGCTAGAAGTTATATTACAGAGTTAGAAGAAGGTAAATATGAGAATCCAGGGTTAAAGGTTATTTGTAATCTATGCAAAACATTAAAAATTACACCAAATGAATTAATTGATCAAGAACTATGGAAGTGGTGGTAAACATAGTAAATCAATAATTATTGGATAAGTATAAAAAACTATATATAAATTATGGATTAATTTAATTATAGAAATATTTTATTTTGTATACTATGGATAAAAAAGAAAGTGGGGATATATTGGCAGAAGTTAAGTGGATAAAGATAACAACTAATATGTTTGATGACGAAAAAATAAAATTAATAGATGCTATGCCAGAAAGAGATACTGTTCATTATATTTGGATAAGGCTTTTAGTTCAAGCAGGTAAAACAAATGCAAATGGATATATTTTTCTAAATGATAATGTTCCATATACAGAAGAAATGCTAAGTACAATTTTTAATAGGCCATTAAATAGTTTAAGGCTTGCGTTAAAAGTACTTAGAGATTTTGGCATGATACAGATACAAGAAGATAAATTAATAAAAATAACTAACTGGTCCAAACATCAAAATATAGAAGGTATGGAGAAAGTTAGACAACAAACAAGGCAAAGGGTAGCTAAACATAGAGCTAAGAAAAAAGAATCATTGGAAGAAGCTAAAGGGGAAAGTCTCATAAGTAATAAAAATAAAAAAAGTGTAATGTTACATGAAACGTTAAGTAACGGTAGAGATATAGATATAGAAGATATAGATATAGAAATAAAAGAAGATAGAAAGAGTGATATAAGAAAAAATTTAGATAAAATCAATGAAGTATATTTTAATACTTTTTATAGGCAAATAAGTGCTACTTATTTAAATCAAGTATTAAAAATTATGGCTAAAGAAGATTATACTGATCTATTAATATATGCATTAAATATTACAAAAAAAAGAGAACAGGAACAGGGCAAAATAAAAGGCTTTAAATATACAATGTCAATTTTGGAAAGCTGGATAAATAAAGGATATAAATTACCACAAGATGTAAAGAAAAACGAGATAAGTAAGAAATGGAGGGAAGGCGAGGTATATGAAACAAGTAGGAGAAGCTTTGGAGAAGACCTTAAAAAACAAGGAATTGGATTATAATATTGCTGGTCAAAATGAAAAAGTTGAAATATGTTCTGTATGTGGAGAAGCTATTGAAAAGATTACTTATATTCCAGGGTTAAATAGGTGTATAAAAGGTCCTGTAATGTGCAAATGTAAAAGGGAGGCTCTAATAGCAAAAGAAAAAGAAGAAATAAATAAAGAAAAGCAATTAAGATTAAAAAGGATTATTAAAAATAGTTTAATAGATGAAAAATTTAGAAATAGTAAATTTGAAAATTGGGATTTTACTAAAGGTAATGACAAAATGTATAAAATAGCTAATAAATATACTAAAAAATTTGAAAACATGAAAAAAGAATCTGTAGGACTGTTATTATATGGTTCCCCAGGAAATGGTAAAACCTATACTGTTGCATGTATAGCAAATTGTCTTATAGAAAAAATGTTACCAGTTATATGTGTAAATGCAGATAGCTTATTGAATAGAATTAAAGACACATATAAAAAATGGGGGAAAGAAGTAGAAGAAGATGTATTAAGAGGATTAGATAATGCAGATTTATTGATAATAGATGATTTAGGGACAGAGCAGGATACAGAATGGACTAGAACTAAAATCTATAATATTTTAGATAGTAGATATAGAAATGGATTACCACTTATAATTACAACAAATTTATCTCTTATGGAGCTTAAAAATAGATATGAAAAAAGGACATACTATAGAATTTTAGAAATGTGCACTCCTATTTTAAATGATGGTAAAAATATAAGAGAAGAAAAGGCTAAAGAGAAAACAGAAATATTAAAAGAATTGTTAAATTAAGAATATTGATTGTCTTGAATAATATAATAGAAAATTAAGTATGGTGGAGGGATAAGATGTCAACTGTATTAGTTAAGGAAGTAGAAAATAAAGTTTTTGAGGAGATAGAGTCATTTAGAGAAGAAAATAAAGTACTGAAAATTTTATTAAAAGAGTATGTAAAGAAAAGCATAGATTATGAGAAATTATTAAAGGAAAGTATGAATTTATTAGACAAATATCAAGAGGAATTAGAAATTTTAAGAGTTGGAAAAAATAGATGGACGGATGAAGTGGTCAAGCATTACTTTAGAATAAAAGACTTGCAAAAATCTCTAGATAGTATAGGAAAAGAAATAATGATATATGAGTTAAATAAAAATAATAAGAAATGTAAGAAAATATATAAAGTTTAAACTAAAAGGCAATTCTAAAGATCTTTAAAGATATCAAAAAGTAGCATTATAATTATGGAAAATATAATAAAGAATTATTATAGGAGGCTAGATATGTTGGATAAAAAATTATATACAAGAACAGAAGAAAGATTATATAGGTATTTTAGAAGTAAAAAAGAATTGAGTAAATTAAAAAATAGGGTAAATCATCTTTCTAATAGAATAGAAATTATAATGGATAAAATTAAAAATAATAATGTAACATTAGAAGAAGAGTCTAGAAGTAGAACATATGATGAAATAGTACAAACCTCTAGTAATGGAACAAGCTATGCGGAGAGGGAGTTAGTAAGGCAAATAGAGAGATTAGAAATAGAACTAGGAGAAAAAATTAAGAAGAAAGGAAAAGTAGAATATAAAATAAGAGAAATAGAAGAAGAAATATCCGTAATGGAGGATAACCTTTCATCACTAAATGAAGAAAATAAAAAATTTATAGAGTTTAAGTATGGAGAAAATAAAAGTGTAGATTGGATAGCTATAGAAATGTTTGGAAGAGCAAGGAGCACAGCTTATAGAAAAAAGAATGAATTAGTAGAACGTGTAGCACAATTGAATAACCTTATAGTATAAACAGAGTTCTTGGCTTCAGAGGGAGTTTTTACTCTCCCTAAAGGATAACGACTTCTTAGGAGTTTTACTCCTTAGAAGTCGTTATCCTTTAGGGGAAATCGTTATCCAGGGACGTAACCGCTCTTTACTTCCACTTTGAAGAAGATGGGAGTATTAGAGCGGGTAATCATCGGATAAAAATATTTTGGGACAAAAATGGGACAAAGTTGGGATAAATAAAGTATTGAAATGAAATATAATAGTATTATAAAAATAGCAGAGGTTTTATTGTATAAGACAACTGCAAAGTATTCATTTAAAAAATAAGTGAATAGTATGAAAGCAAATTAAAATTTACAGCCTTTAAGAATAAGTTAAAAAACTAAATAATTTGGATTGAAAATTTTATCATCCTTAAATAGTGCATTAGATTCGCAAAATAAGTTTTAATGCTTATAACTTCTTATAAGTAAAGTTATAAATTAAGACTTTTATAAAATCTAATGCTTATTTATTTCAAGAAAACTTAAAGGTTGTACAGTAAGCATAGGAGGTGAGCTATATTCAATAATTTATCATAATGAGGATGATTTAAGGTTATGTAATAGGCTGACTAAATAAATGATTAAACTATTGTTAAAAATATTTGCAGAAGAATTAGTAACCTTAAACAAATAAAATTTAATTGAGGAAGGTGAGAAAAAGTGAGAACACCTTTAGAGATTTTGAAATTTAATTTACAAGAAAAACAGTATCCTTATTTTGAGGATAAGGAGCTAGAATTGCTATTAGAAATCAATAATAATGATGTAGAAAAAGCAAGCTATAAAGGGTGTATTCTTAAGGCAATTGCAGATGATGGCATAGAAGTTGCAGGTATAAAATTACAAAGCAATAGGGTTTATTGGTTAACCTTAGCAGAACATTTCAAAGAAGAGCAAAAGATTCTAAAGAATCAGACCCCTATGGAAAGAGTTGATGAACATTAATGAATAATATAAATAGGGCAAAAATAAGCAAAAATATATATGAACAGCTAGAAAAAAGAGATTTATTAAAAGAAATAAAAATATTAAGAATAGGTAAAAATGCTTTTGAAGAAAAACTAGATGAAGTATATGTATGCACTATAAAAGGATATTATTATAAAAATAATAGTAATATAATTACAACTTCTATAGAGGGATTAGAAGTTAATAATTTGTATAATGACAAATTATTAATTATCTATAATGATATAAGCTCTAAAGTACAAAAAGATGATTATTTCATATTAGATGGAACTAAGTATGAAATAGTTGACACAGGAAATATTCAAAACCTAGTATTTGATATGATACTAAACAGGGTGTGATTATATGAGAGAATTTGAAGTAAATATAGATAGCATTATTGATGGATTATCTGAATTTGAAATTCAATCTAAGACTGCTATAAGTAGGTATGCAGATATTGCTGCAAAAAAACTAGAAGAAGATGCTAAAAAAAATGCACCTTGGAAGGATGAATCAGGTAAGGATATTGAAACAATTAAAGGTGGAAAAGAGTGGAAATGTGATAAATGTAATATTTATATTGCTGGAAACAAGGATTACTATCAGTCATTAGAATTATGTAATGATAAAAAATATGCAATATTAAAACCAACTATAGATAAGTTAAGCCCACAAATACTTAAGGGAATGAGTAATTTATTTGGGAAGTGATGTAAATGTCTAAATTTAATTACAAAGTTCCAGGAGATTCCATACAACAAGACCTAATTAATAATGCTATACCTGAAACTTTATGGCAAAAGGTATATTTATATTTAAAAAAATTAGGATATAATGTGTATGCTCCTGGACAAAAGAGAAACAAATGTACAGAAAGCTATGTAGTTATAAAGGAAAATGGTGTCCATGCCCTAGTTGGAAATATATCTGGTTATAAACTATTTGATATTATAGTTTATAGCCCTATGGATCAATATTCCACTATGGAATTTTATGTAGAGAATTTAAAAGAAGCTTTAGAAAAAATAAAAGATTTTAGACTTACAGGGAATGAGACACCAAGCATTATAGATTATGATGTACAAGCTTACACTACAAGCATAGAATATCAACAATTTAAAAGTTTAAGGAGGTAATTTAATGATAAGTGGAAAAACTTTAGTTAATGTTGTAAAAGTTAATTTTATTGATGAGGTAACAAATACAAAACATACAATAGAAACAAGTAATGAAATAGATATAGAACCTATAAACAGTAAGGGTAAAAGAGATATATTAAGGATTAAAAATAAAATTTATGGAATAAATGAAACAGATGATATTGTTATAGGTTACAAGTTAAAAATGAAAGACAATCTATTTAATATAGAAACTATGGCTTTGATAGATGGAGGAACTATACAAGATAATAAATATTGTGGAACAGAAGTAGGTATAGCAGTAGAAAGACATCCATTTACTATGGAAATATTCACAGAAGAAAAAGACTATTCTAGAACCACAGGCTATGTTAAGTTCGTGTATAAGCATTGTAAAGGTAAGCCAGCTAAATATGAAATTCAAGATGGAAAATTTTTAGTGTCTTCATATGAGGCTGAAAGTATACCATTTAGAAATGAAAAACCTGTAGAAATAGAATTTTTAAATAAATTAGAAGAAAATAATAATGGAGAAAAGCCAGGAGAATCTACTCCAATTGAAGATATAGGGGTAGAAGGTGGAGAAGTAGAAAGTAAAAATCCAGATGTGGGAGTAAGTATAACTAACAGGGTAGTGTGGAGTTTTTCAAATAAAATTAATCAAGACGATGTTAACCTAGAAAACTTTATTATAAAGAGAAAATCTGATAATTCTAGAGTAAATGGAAATGTAACTATAGATGATACTAAGAAAATAGTAACATTTGTACCTTATTCTTTAGCAATAGATACAGTTTATATTGCTGAAGCTAGGGAGATAAGTAAATTAGATGGAAGTGGTAAAACCACAGCATTATCCACAGAATTTAAAACAATAAAAATTAGATAGTGAGGGGATAATAAAATGGATTTAAAGGTAACTAATATAGAAGATTTAAAAAAAGTAGCTCAAGGTGAAGTGATTCAGTTGCCACAATTTAGCCAAGGGATACCTTTTAATGCTAGAGTTAAAAGAGTATCTCTTTTAAATTTGGTAAGAAAAGGAGTAGTACCTAACAAATTATTAAGTGCAGCAGAGGAACTATTTTATGGTAAACAGAGTTCAAAAGAAAATGTTGATTTAGCACAAATGACAGATGTTATGTATATTATGGCTGAAAATGCACTTGTAG